TCGGTGACATCAGTCCACACGCCGGTGGTGAATTCGATGTCTAGGGTGACGGGTTCGGTGGAGCGGTCGTCGTAGCGGATCGCCGTAGAGTCGTACGTGATGGCGGTGTCGTCGTAGGTGACGCGCGCCATTAGGAGGCCCGAATGTTGAGCCGCAGGCCACGATTCTGGGCGTCGTTGAGCGCATCCACAACGGTGCGGGCCACCTGCTCCTTCGACCCGAAGATGGTGCCGTTGACGTGGATGTGAACGTCGCCGCCTGGCGCGCCGCTGTCGCCTCTTGTACCGCTGCCGCCGAAGCTGCGGATGCCGCTGTCACGGCCCAGCGGAATAACCGCCTCCGGCCCGGCTTCACCCACCAACGCCAGCGTCGGTCGGGTCACGATCCCACCGGCGGCGAGCATGGGAATGCGAAAGTCGACGTCGGTGCCGGGGACGTGGAACCCTTTCCCGCCCAGAATCCGATTCCACAGATCCCGTATCCAATTGAACGCGGACTCGGCGGCGCCCTTGATTCCATCCCAGATGCCGCTGAAGAATCCCTTTATGGCGTCCGCTGCGGTTTGCAGCTTGTCGCGCACCCATACGACCTTTGACCAGACCGCGTTCCACACCCCGCGGACCGTGGACCACATGGCTTGGAACCCGAGTTTGACCTTGTCGATCACCCATCGGATTACGGGCCACACCTTGTCGCGGAAGAAACCGATGAACCCTTGGATGACCTGCCAGCTCATTCGGAACACGGCCGAGATGACACTCCACAACCACCGGTAATAGGTGGCGACCTTGTCGATCACCCAACGGATTACCGGCCACACCTTGTCGCGGAAGAAACCGATGAACCCGGAGACGACAGCCCAAATTCCGCGGAACACGGCGGACACGATGCGCCACAGGAATTTGTAGTATTCGACGACGAATCCGATGATCCTCTTGAGGATCGGCCACGCGGTCGACTTGAACCATTCAACGACGGCCTGGATCGCCTTTTGAATACCCTGCCATGCGCCGTCGATGAACTTGCGGAACCAATCAAACTTCTTGTAGGCCAGCACAACCAGCGCGATTAGTCCGACGATCGCGAGGATGATGAGCACAATCGGATTGACGGCCATGACGGCGTTGAAAATGCCCATCACAACGGTCCACGCCTTGAATCCGGCGATGATCGGCACGAGGACCCCGGCGAGGACAACGACGATGTCCTTGTGCTCCTTCAACCAGCCGACGACCTTCGCCACTATGGGGACGACCTTCTCCGACATGAACGTGACCAGGCCGGTGATGGCGGGCATCAGGTGACGTCCGATCGTCACCTGGATACCTTTGATTGCTTCGCCCATGCGGCGCTTCTCGGCGGTGTTCTTCTTCACCGCGTCGGTGTCCTTGCCTGACAGGGTGGTGCCGAGCCGATCGGATTCCTCCATCAGCTCCTTGACCCCGGCCGCGCCCTTGGAAAGGAAGGGCAGCAGCGACGCACCGGACTTGCCGAACAGTTTCATAGCCGCGGATGTGCGCTGCGCACCGGCGGGCATCTTCGAGAACTTCTCAGCCGTCGCCGCGAGTAGGTCCTGCATCGGCAGCATGTCGCCGTTGGAGTCGCGAATAGTGATGCCCATGTCGGCGAAGGCCTGCGCGTTCTTGCCAAGATCCCCAGTGAACGCCTTACCTTGGGCGGCGGCCTCGGCCCTGTCGGCCGTGAACTTGCGCTGCTGATCTTTCGCAGCCACCAGATTCTTACTGAAGATGCCGAGCCCGACGGAGGCCAATTTCGTGTCGGTGCCGGTCATCGTGAAGGCGTGCGCCAGGCGGGACGCGTCCTCGGTGGAGCCGCCCATGTACCGCTGCAACGTGAGTGTCTGCTTACCCAGTGAGTCCAGCGCACCAATCGACTGCTTCGTGAAGTCAACCAGCTTCGACGCTGCGAACGCTGCCCCGATGCCGGTAGCAGTACCGGCGGCAGTCTTACCGACCTGCTTGAACGTCTTTGACGCGGAGACGTCTTTCCCGAACAGCTTGAACGTCATCGACTTAGTTGCCACGGTTCGCCTCCTTCTGCTGCTTGGTCCAGTCGTCGGCGGCGTGGGCAAACATCAGCCACACGTCTAGCGGGAGTTCCCACACGTTCAGCGGGGTGATGCCTGGCCAGACGTGGCAGACGGTGATCAGGCGACTGTAGACGTGCTGCTCAATGTCGCCTATCCGTTGGACAGTGCGGGGTTTGCGCCCAGACCTGAATCCGGCCCGGGCATGGGAGGGTCCACCGCATCGTCGAGTCCGTCGTCAGGTTCGGCGATGAACTCCAACTCGTCGAGCGGGAAACTGCACGCCTCCTCGAACGTCAACCGCTCCCCGGCCTTGCGCCGCGCCAGCCACACGACGGCGCCGAACCCGATGAGCGTTTCCTCGGAGCGCATAGCCGTTTCCGGGTTGTCCCGGTCGACGTCGGCAAACGACTCCTTCAACTCGTCGACGGACAGCCCCGTCTGCCGCTTCAACTCGATGATGTCGAACAGGGACAGTTTGCCGAGCTGGGCGGCGTCATATTCGGTGCCGGAAATCTTGATCTTCACGAGTGTCCTATCCGTTGGCGATGGAGTCGACGGCCCGGTCGAGGACGACCTTCACGGCTTTGGCGATCGCGGGCTCTTGCTTGGCGATGACGGACCCGAAGTAGGGGCGGCCCTTCTGCGTGGTCCACACCGTTTCCCGCGTGGCGGTCTGCCATACGGGATGCCGCCAGCCCTTCGGCTTGTCGTAGCTGCGTTTGAGCTGCTTCGACGCCGCGCTCTTGCCTGTCGACGCGATGAACACACCCACTTGGCGCGACGATTCGCTGGCCTTGATCTGCACCCGAATGCCGGACGCCAAATTGGCGCGCAACCCGCGGGAGAACTCCACCGGCGCCGAGCCAGGCTCTTTGACGACCTCGGCACGGACGCTTTTCGCGGCACCCTCGCCCGCTTTGCGCAGGTCTCTGCGCAGCCCGGTGTAGAGTTTTTTGTCGAACACTCGCGCCAAGGTCAGCACTTCGTAGAACTGTTTGGCGTCGACGTCGAGGTCGACGGCGCGTTTGCCGACAGCAACCATCTAAAGTGCGCTGTCCGCAGTGCGCAGAACCAGCCACAGGGGTTGCGCCGCGGTCAGGTTGTCGAGGACTGTGAAATCGACCTGCTGCGTCACCAGTTCGGTGCCGTTCGTCTTCGGCAGTTCCCCGTCCAGCTTGAAGGCGGGGGTGACGATCTGGAACTGTGCGAACCCGGTCGACAGTGCCTCGCCTGAGGTAAACGTGAGGGTGGCGGCGAGTTCGGTGTCCGCCAGGTAGGCGTCGCCGATCGTCTGCGAGTCGTACTCGATCGTCATCGACCCGGTGACTTCACGCAACCCATACGTCGGGTGCGCCATCTTCCCGGCACCGCCGTAGTTGAACCTGTCGGCGGTCAGTTTGTGGTCGACCTTCAGGTTGAAGTCGCGCACGTTCGCTACCGCTGTGCCACCGGAGGCGAGCGCTGTCGTCGTAGGGGCTGTGACAGTCCCGCCCACTGTGATGGCGCCCTGGGCGAAGTGGAACAGGCTCGGGGTGGCCACATACGACGGGGTGGCATAGGCGGTGGCGGTCAACACCTCACGGAAGATGAACGACGGCTTCAATGTGACGATTTCGCCTTGCGGGCAGTCCAGCTCGAACGACTCGACAACGCCACCGTTGAACGTGTACGGGTCCAATGTGCCGTCGATGCGCGGTACAGCTTTCTGCACGGTCAGCGACGGCGGGTTGGGTCCGGTCGCCAGCGTGAATAGCTGCTGGTAGGTGGTGTCGGCCACGAGGGTGGAGGCGCCCGCGCCCATACATGCGGCCAGCAGGGTGCCGAGCCCCTTCGATGTCATCTCCACCGTCATGTCGCCCTTGGCGGACGTTTGCGTGGTGACCCTACGCGCGGAGCGGGCCACCTTCGACCCGGCGCGGATGCCCTGGCCCTGGACCCGTTTCGGGTCCCACTCGAACGATTCGTCCACGAACTCTACGAACCGGTCCACCACAACTGGGGTGCCGTACGTGCTTTCGGTCTTGTAGCCGATGGAGGCGTCCTGCAAGGTTCCGGTGGCCATTATCGGGACTCCTTCTTGGTGAGGTCTTTCGACGGGGTGGGCGTGGCGACGGGCTGGAAGTTGTCGGGCTGGGCAAGCAACTGCTCGGCGGCCGACTTGGGTACGTCGGCCTCTTCACCGGCGGCCAATGTGCGCCCGAGCAGCGGGACGTCGAGGGCTCCCAGCGGGGACACGTTACGGATGCGGGGCATGGGCACTCCTGGGTTAGATGCGGACATGGCAGGTGACGGTGGCGGTGATCTCGGAGACGCGGCCTTTGACGAGGATTTCGGGGTCGGCTGCTTCGACGAGCTCGTGGGAGGTGACCCGGGCCAGGCGGACGGCTCCGCCAAGGTCATACCCGGCGCCCTGTAGGTGATCCTCAAGTTCGGCGAGGAGCTCGTAGGCGCGTTCAGTGACGGACTGCTGGGATTCGGTTCCGCCGCTGC